AAAACATAAGTAACTCCTTTCTCAGTTTGCCGCCCCGTTTGCACCCCCAGGCGGCTCACGGCCATAGAGGGCGTCAATGCTGCATTGCAGGATGGCGGCCAGCCGGGGTAGCTTGTCGGCACTCGGCAGCGCCGTCCCCTTCACCCATTTGGTAATGCAAGAAGGCGACACTCCCATGGCGTCGGCCAACTGGATGCGCTGGATGCCCCTCTGCTCCATCAGCTCGCAGATTCTCACCACTTCACCCCCTCTAAATTTGGTGTTGTTCGAGACTGTTTGATGTGGTATGATAGGTTTAACCTCTGGTGTAATGCACAACGCCGATTAAAGCTCACTTCGGTCTTTAATGTGCAGAACCCTTTGAGCTACTTTTTTCGCGCAGTATTTGATCTCCTCGTCGCTAGGCTCTGGAAGTTCCGCCCACATGATGTAGTACAGGATGCTCAACAGAGCCAGCCGATTTTTCAGCCAGCCGATCGCGCATACAACTGCGGCTACTCCTAGCAGGGTCGTCAGCATGCTATCCCCCCTTTCCGAATTGCCCCGGGCGTTGCCGCGCCCTTGTCCTCTCTCCACCCCTATGGTAATATTGGGGCGGAGAAAGGAGGTGTTTCACATGCGAAAGACAGTGTCTGGACTTTGTCCGGAAACAAACAGCCAGCAAATGATTACCGTGACCGTAGAGCGTATCCAGCTCGGCGGCGGACTGCCGCCCAGCGACAAGGTAATCGCCTATGCCTGTTCCCATGCACAGGAATATGGGTGTAGTAGAAATGGCGCAGATGGCCGGGCATGCCCGCTGCTCCATGGTGCTGGTCACTGATCATTTCGGAGCAAAGTTGGAAACACTTGGGCGGCCTCAAAAATTGGGGCCGCCGCCCTTAACCAGTCGCCTAGGCAGGTTTTCGCATACCTACAACCCACACAGATATCACCAAATTTGACAGGTATCTCAGTTGCGGCACTTTCATGAGCGGCAACGAAATGTCTGGCTGCACAGGTGACAGCCTCCTGTGTAATTCCTATATTCGCTTCCTCTGTGAGCATATGAGCACCCCCTTCCCAGTCTGCTGGGGCGTTGCCGCGCCCTCTGGTTTACCTGTGGTTAAATCATAACCGCAGTTTCTTCGGTTGTCAATCACAAAAACGAAAAAATTTCGCTTTTGTGGCTTTTACACAAAACTGGAACCGAAATTTTTACGTCTGTGAGGTGTGCCCCATGGATACTGTAGACCGCATCTTCGATTTGCTTGACAAAATGCCTATTGAACAACAGGAGTTTGCTAAGCTAGTAGGGGTGTCAGATGATACTGCGAGCAACTGGCGCCGCAGGAAATCAGCCTCATATTCTAAATATCTCTCTAAAATTGCTGACGTCTTAGGTACCACTGTGGAATATCTCCTCACGGGCAAAAAAGAAAAGCCCGCCCCCGCTCCGAAGAGCGAGGACGAGCTGGTAAATGCGATTATCCTGGGCCGCGACGGCAAGGCCGTCAAGCGGACGTACACCAAGGAGCAGATGGAGGCGCTGCGCAAGGTCATTGATGTCATGCCATACCTGGATGACGAGGAGCTGTAGAACGGATAAAGGGCTCAAACTGCTGATAGATCCTCCACTCCCAGGGGGAGCGGAAGAAGTAGGAGCGGCCGCGCTCCGCCATGTACTGGGCGTCCAGCTCCAGCAACCGCTCCATGCGGGAGGCGCACACCTCGGCGGCGCGGAGACTCAGGCGGCATCTCTGCCCGATGGCAAAGGGGGTGCGCAGGCCCAGGCCCCGCAGGACGCAGGAGGGGGCCAGGAGCTGGGAGGCGAATCGGTCGGCCGCGCGCTCTTGGGGGCTGTCCTTGTCCGCCTCCGAGCGGCGCACTGTGTTGCCCCCGGCGGGGCAGTGCCCCAGCGCGAAGTGGCCGATCTCGTGCGCGATGGTGAAGCACCGGCGGCCCTGGCTCTGCTCGGGCCTGTAGAAGATGGCCGCCAGCGGCCCGTCCTCCTCTCGGAACAGGAAGCCGTCCGCCCCGTGGACATGCTGGGCCAGGTTGTACCGGCGCAGGAGCTCATACCCCTGTGTGTAGGAGTACAGCCCCAGGCCAAGCCTGCGGCACACCTGTCCTAAGTCAACCGGCAGCTCAGAGATCCCACAGCGCCACAGCACTTCCCAAGCAGTCATATCCGCCCCTCCTATTTGTAGCGATTGTAGTTGCAATTATAGAACAGATGTTCTATAATTGCAAGCGAAAAAAGTGTCCAAGTTGGACACAAAAGGTGGATAATTGGATGAAAAAGTTTTTTGTCCTCCCTCTCTCGCTTTTTCTCTTTTTGATGGGTTGTTCTCAAAATGTTAGTGATTTCACTGTATCATATCCCATCGTAGGAACTGAGCACAATCAATATTTTGCATTGGAGTCTCAGGAGTTTCTTGAGGAACTTAATGCTGTTATAGAAGATCTCGCTCCCTCCCTGCGTTTAATTGATTCCGGGAGTGACAGAACTGTTTATCTATCGCAAAACGGAGAGACCTGGAAAATACTATTGCATGTTTTTAGCGAACCTGAGCTTTCCTTTGGCGGTCAAGAAGATTGGATTGGATATATTCATGAGCTTGAACTCTCACTCTATTCCAAAGATGAAACGATGGCCGAGGAAAATGGGCAATATATTCGCGCTCTCATTCATTTGTTTACGCCGGGAGCGGAAGAAGAGGTCGAAGATGTCTTGGGCATTTATGGGGAACCCCATAGAGAGGCGCAGCTAACAGAAAATGTTACGCGTGCGACATTTGGGAATGTATGTTACACCTACACAAGCGGACGTAATTTCGTTGTAACTCCATACGATGAAGAGTTATACAATTCCGTCCGCGAAACACCGCCTTCTGTTATACGTCCCGAATAGTGCCATTAAATAGAGCCGGGGCCACGGCCCCGGTCTCTTAAAACGCCAGAAATCGAACATTTGTATCATATCAAGGAGTGAACGCCATGAAAATCACCGTAATGCAGGTCAACAATGAACTCGCCAGCACCGGCGTCTCCGTCTATGTGGACGGGCAGCTCCTGGGCAGTATCGGCCCCGGCGGCAGCGTCTCTGCGTCTCTGGAGGCCCCTTCTTGCCTCGTTCGGGTGGAGTGCG